TCAATCAAAATCTGTACTTGTTGACGAATTGTTGACCAAATGTTTTGGGTTGAACTTTTCGAACCTTTCAGCTGTCGATTTGCTTGCCCTTTTCGAGACATGGCCATAAATGTCTGTTGTGATTTTTGAACTTGAATGGCCAGCTCTATTTTGGACATTTAACAAACTTTCTCCATCCTCAAGAAGATAAGTTACCATTGTATGTCTTAAATCGTGAAGTCTTATATTTTTAAGTCCATGTCGTTTTTTTATATTGGTCCATGTTTTATTTACTGTACTAGGGATATAAGGTATTCCAAAACCTTTATGGAACAAAAAAGTATTTGAACCACCTTTCCACCAATCCCCGCAATCCTTTTTTTCTTGGTACCATTTCTTTTTATATTGACCCATTTCTTCCATGTACCAACCAGGCATAGATATCCTTCTAATAATCTCGTTCGTTTTGGTATTTTTTATATGTGGTTCTCCATTTTCAAAAAAAGGTATGCTTTTCTTTAATAGTATTTCATTCTCCTCAAAGTCATAATCAGTCCATTCCAAAGCCAGCACTTCACCTCGTCGCATTCCAGCTATCGCAGAAGTTAAAAAGAACATACGCCAGTTAACCGGTTCTTTGTATAGAGCTAAGATGAACTTGATAACATCATCCATTTCATAATAATTCATTTCTTTTTTCTTGATTTTAGGACGTTTCAGACCATCCATTGGACTTTTCTTAATGAGCTGCCATTCTACAGCCTTATTTAATACCACTCTTAGAGTCTTATCTATCTCATAAATGGTGGCACCAGATAAAGGTTCTTCCCTTTTGCTAGCCGCTGCTCCAGGTTGAGAAACCTCACTCATGAAATTAACTACATGAATAGGTTTTATCTGATCAAGCCTTTTACTTCCAAAGTAGGGAAGTATATAATTATTTAATTTCTCATTATAATTCTGAAGCGTTCTAGCCGCATAATTGTTTTTAGCAAACTTATTACGCCAATCACTTATATAATCGCTGAATTTCCTTTTTTCGGGTGATATGTATTCACCTGATTCCACTTCTGCCTGGAACTTATATAGTTCACTTTCGATGTAATTTTCTAATCTCTTCTTGGTTCGCAGCAACGCCTTATCCTTTACCTGAAGCGTCCTGGTTTTCTTTTTTCGAATCCCTTTTCCGTCATAACCTAATTCGACTACAAGTAAAAATGAGTTTTCGCCTCTTCTTTGGTAACTTCCCACTATCATCACCTCTTGTTAAGCATAAAATTAAATTGTGTAGTTAAACCGTTTCAAAGTAATACAAATTAATGAGAATGTATGTTCGGTTATGGTTAAAAAAAATAATGATTGCGTTCAGCTACCATGAAACTGTTTGTCATAATATTTCTCTGAATATGTTCAATTCTTTTCTGACACAATTGCTCTGTCACATCAAAGTCAAATGCCAAATCATGTATTAAATAAGGGTTTTCAAAGTCATAATCTACTAACATGAAATAAGGCATTGTTGCATACATCGTAAAATGCCTGGCATCCCATTCCTGTAATTCACGGAATGCAGCTGGCATCATCGTTTGATGACCAACATGCCTTAGTATATGACACAGTTCATGGAAAAATTGTTCACGTTGCTCTTCTGGACTACACCTTGCATCCAGGACAATTGCTTTATACCGACCATGTATATCGTACCTGGCTGGCATTTCCCTAAAATTAATAAAAATATTGTGGATCATTGCTATTCGTTCAATACTAATATCACTAGCTGATTGAATTCGAGATTTTATGTATCTTTGTGAAATCCAATCTTCTAAAGCGGTAGCTGTATAAACCAATTTATCACCATCCTATCAATTTATTGCAAACATATGTTCTATTCAATTGTATAATAAAGGGTGTACAAATTAATGCACACCATATTTTATAGGTTTATCAAAAAGTTAGTTCAATCTCTTTGCCTTCAGATATTGTTTCGTAAGAGGCGGAATCATAACTATCACCAAATATTAATTTCAAATTATTAATATCCGGATTTTGTAAGATAACACTATCAACACCTTCTTTGATTACTTGACCAAAAAATTCATTTGAAGTATCGGTATCATCTGTTACAAAATCCTTTTCCGCCAGGTTTATTTGTTCCTTTTTATCTGTCACTATAGTATTTAAACCTTTCCAACCGACATTTTTATCTTCCATATTTTCAACTGAATAGTCTAGTTGTAGATAGGTAGCTTCCTTACCGATTTGCTCTCCAGCATAATATTCCATATCCATTCTGAAGGAATCCGACATATTTTTTAATTTTATTAACTTTGCATCTTTTAAATTAATAGTTAATGGAGATACTTTTATTGTTTCATTAAGTGTTTTCATTTTAACTAGCTCGACAGTGTAACCATTTTCTTGGATAGTTTGTCCAGGTTCTGTCAGTTTTTTAGGTTCATTTGAATTTGATTTTTCAGACGATGCCGTTTCTTCTAAATCGGAAGACGTTTGTTTGGTATTCTCATTCGTAGTCTCTGTGGCTTCGTCCTTTTTCGGTTCATCCGTATTATTTCCTTCGGCCTGTCCATCAGAATTGCAAGCAGTTAAAACTAATGTTAAAAAAAGTATAGCAATCCATTTCAATTTCATATTTTATATCTCCTTCTGTCTTAAATTATCAATAAAAAAAACACACTATTACAAGATTTGGTGTGCGATAAAGTTATGTTAGTTAAAATTTAATTTAATATTACTATAATTATATTTAATTAACTTTTTTTAAAAGAATCTTGATCGAGATTCTTTTTTTGTGCCTTTTCCGTGATGTATTCAAAGTAATTCTCTAATTCTTTAATTTCCTCTGGTCCCATGTTTTTCCACTTTTCGACATCAAAGAATCCGGATTGATCTATTCCAAATTCTTTAATAAGGCGGTTGATTTCGGATAGGGAGTCGAATTCTTCATTCTCAGATTCATTTATTTTTTCAGTTCTACCTAAAAGGTAGTCTGTGGTTGTATGTAGTACATCTGCAATGTCTTTTAGAACATCATTTGATGGAGTACTGTAGTCGTTCTCATAATTACTTATAGTACTTTTTGTGGCATTTATTTTATTACCTAAACCCTCTTGTGAATATCCTCTTAGTTTTCTAAGGTATTTTAATCTTTTTGGAAACATAGTTATCCCCCTAATCCTCGGTACAAGTACATTGTACTCTATTAATAAGAATAATAAAATAAAAGTATGAAAATCTTGTACAAAACTATTGACATTCAAGTTTCTTGTACTTATAATGAATTCAAGGTTCAAGTTACTCATACCTTCGGAGGTGATTGCATGAAAAACATGAGACTGATTGAAGCTCGGAAACGAAAACACTTAAATCAGACACAGTTGGCGGAAATGCTTGGATTCAAAGGGAAACAATCAGTCGCCAATTGGGAAAATGGTCACTCAACACCTACTTTAGTAACAGCTATAGAAATAGCAAAGACTCTAGATAAAGAAGTTGAGTTTTTATTTGGTAAAAAAGTACAAGAAACTCAAACTAATGGCGCGGAGGTGATCTAGTTGCAATTAAAAACAATTGCTAATGATTTATTGCCTGTATACGAAACATTAAAAGGTGAGAAAGTTGTTTTTGCCAGAGAACTACATGAAGCACTTTTTATCTTTACAAGATTTAATGACTGGATTCAACGCAATTTAATTTCAGTTGGTTTCACCGAGAATGTAGACTTTTACTCACTTTTGAGTAAAACATCTGGAAGGCCATCTCAAGACTATGTATTAACTTTGGATACAGCAAAGCACATTACTATGATCCAAAGAAATGAGGTCGGTATGAAAATCCGTCAATACTTCATCGATCTTGAAAAAAATAATCGCATGCAGCAACCAAACTCACAGGCAGAAATGATGTTGATGTTTGCAGAGCAATTCGTTAATCAAGAAAAGGAACTAAAACTACTTAAAGGTTCAGTTGATTATGCTAATGAGCGCATTGATAACGTGACAGACATTATTTCATTAAATCCAAAAGACTGGCGCTCGGATGTAAATACACTCATTAATTCAATAGCATTCAAACTTGGCAAGGATAAGTCCTATCAAGATGTCCGAAAAGAAAGCTATCAATTGTTAGAAGATCGCGGAAAGTGTGATTTGAGTCGCCGGTTGCAAAATCTTAAACGAAACATGGCGTTTGAAGGCGCATCGAAATCTAGAATTGAAAAAACGAACAAAATGGATGTTATTGAACATGATAAGCGGCTAACAGAAATTTATCTTGCCATCATAAAAGACATGGCCATTAAATACCAAATATCTATACAAGGAAAGGTGATCTAAATGGAACGATTCACAGTACAGCAAGCATCACAATATTTAGGCATACACCGCGATACCATTTACACCATGGTTCGGCAAAAAGAAATACCGCATTTCAGGTTACGTCGCAGAATCATGTTTTCTAAAGAAGCAATTGATTCATGGATCCGTGAACAAGAATCCGAAAGCGTCCAAGTTAGTAGCTTATAAATTTACCATACTATCAATTTATGTATTTATGTTTTATTAAATTACTACAAAAGGAGAATTGAATAATGAAAGCAGGAAAAGTCCTGAAAGATATGAGGGGAAGAAAGGGGCTTTCACAAGAGAATTTAGCAAACGATTTATACATCAGTCAGCAGCTCGTTTCGAAATTGGAAGGTAATGAAAGGGATTTAACAAAGGATTTAGCAAAAAGCAGTGTTACTTATTACGATGATGCAGAATATGGCTTTCACGTTGCAAGAGAAACAGCCGAGGATTACATAACACCACTGACCAATTCAGGGAAAGCGATTGAATGGCATCGATTAGCACTGGAGGAAGTATTCAAGCAAGAAGCTGTAGAAGCCATTGACCGCTTCAATGAGGTCAGCCTGATAAAACCACCACAGCATGCTGATGAAAGTGAATTGAAGCAAATAGAAGATAGCGCAAAAGAATTACTGGATGTTCAGGCAAGTATTAATTCATTTTTAACTTGTTTGGAACAGGAGTACTCCATATCAATTAAAGCTTGTATGAAAAATCGAATACCGACATGGAAAGCGCGGGGGTGGATCAAATGAATTTCGAAGAACACTTTCTAGAACAAGATATACCAATAGCGGAATTAGCATTTAAAAATATAGCAGGAAGCCTTGAATTAATTAATTCATATACAAATAAAAGTGATTTCATGAACGCCCAAAGAATGGCTCTTAGCCTAACAAAATCACTAACAGAATTAGACAAATTAGCTTATAAGAAGCGAGCTGGGAATCGCATGTATTTACATCATTTATTGAATCAGCCACAAAGGTGGTATCCGATGTGAGTAAGCAAGGTTATAAGTATTTTCATGCTATAGCAGGCATTGCAGCTGTAATATTCTTGTATATTTCGATGATTACAAGTGGTTGAGAGAAAGGAGTGAAATAAATGAACAAATGGACGGAAAGAGCTGAAGAATTTAAGGCATATATAGCAGAAACAGAAGAATGGATTAAGTCTAACTGGGGAGACCTTCCAGAAGGAGTTCGACGTGTTCTTATCAGAGGACGAAACAACTTGGAGGAAAAAATTGAGACTTATGAAGAATATGCAAAAAAATAACCCACTGCGCAAACAGTGAGTCATAACTTAATCGATAATTATATATTAGCACAAAAGGAATGGGCACGCTAGTCCTTCCTTAGTGAGTAGGAGCAGGAATTTCATCCCCCACTCCGTTAATTGACTGCTGTTCCTACTTACTAAGGTGCGACTAGCACTACAATAGCGCGTCGTTAGTCACCGCTGTTAAAGCCATAGAAAGGAGGGTTGATTATAAATTACACAACTTGTGAGGAGTGCGGACAGATGGAGAAGTGGAAATTATGGTATCCAAAACCGCAAATCAGGTATGAGAGCCATTGTGAGAACTGTGGTACTGGAGTAATCGAGCATGACGATTGAAAGGAAGGCACAAAAAAAGACCCATTACAGTGGGTCGAGTAGAGTTGTATGAATCATTCACATAATTATACATCCAGTATTCAAATTTGACAATAGGAGGGAAATAATGGAGCACATGATTGATTTAAACAAACTTGCTGATGGTGCATTAGCGGAAAAAGTAAACACGGAATTAGAAAGGGTTCTTGAAAACATCGCTGACCCAAATACGGAACCACATAAAAACAGAACCATTACAGTTTCTATCAACATTCACGGCGATGAAACAAGGGAAATATTGAACACTGCTGTTCAAACAAAGGTTAAGCTGCAGCCATCGAAAGAAGTGCAAACAAAAATTATGATGGGCGCTGATGAAAAGGGCAATTTTGTTGGGAAAGAACTTAGGTCCGGTGTCAAAGGGCAATTGTTTCTGGACAATGAAGGCGATGTTTCCAAAGACGATGGCGAGAAGGTTGAGCAAGAGGAGAAAGTGCTTAATTTTAGGGAGCAACGGAAATAATTCCTTAGACAAATTGCGAAAGAGATGAGAAATGTGAACCTAAATCGGTTTGAGTGTGAAAATGGTCATATATTTTTTATTAGCATTAATGAAACTTCCAATAAAAGGAGGTGCCCGTGTTGCAAAAGTAAAGGATTGAGGATGTCAGCAAGAATATTTGTTATTCGTTAGTTGTTAATACACATATACAAAAACAAATTAATAATTGGAGGAATACCCAAATGATTAAAGAAGCTATTCAGTACGTTGTAGGGTTAGGAAAAGCAGAAATTCATGATAGAAATGGTCAAGATTACTCGGACAAGCCATTACATCTTTTAAAAGAACCGACCGCAAGTGCACTGGAAGTAAATACTTTGTCCGGGGTAGTTGATTATTTAAAATCCGAATTTGATGGAAGCGGTCACGCAATTGTCCATGTAGAAAGTCCAACAAGCGTACTTGTGCAATCACAATTAAACGGTGATGAAAACAGAAGTGAATGGATCCTTGCTAAAGCAATGACACCGACATTTCATTTTGATCGTTTCTATGATACCGAATCATTCAACATTAAGCTGCAGTCCACTTTTGTAAAAAGTGAAGATCGTGACATCATGCTTAAAATAGTTGGAAACATCCAAGAGGAAAACGTTCATACGCATGGTGATGATGGTGTATCTCAAAAAGTGGTTGCTAGAACAGGTGTTGCAAATGTTGGAAATGTGGAAGTACCAAATCCTGTAAACATAGCACCGTATCGTACATTCACAGAAGTTGAACAACCACAAAGTGATTTTGTTTTCCGTATGAAATCTGGTCCAGAATGTGCATTATTTGAGGCTGATGGTGGAGCTTGGAAGCTAGAAGCAATCTCAAACATTGCAGTATACCTTGGTGTTGAACTTAAGAAAGAGATTGAATCTGGAAGAATTACAATTATTGCCTAACAAATACTGATGCAATAGAAGGGGGATAACGAATGCTAGTACCTTTTAGAGTATTGTTGCCTAAATGGGTTTATGACAAAGCTGAAAACCAACAAGAAATACATAATAAAGCTTTAGAGTATATGCAGCGTTATCCTCATTACACCGTTACTAATATTAAAAATGGCTTTGCAATTTGTGAACGAATTGAACTAAAAAAATAAATGTTCAAATACGGAGGTCTGTAAATGGCTAAATTTAGAATGGTGCATACCGATTTTTGGAATGATCCAAAAGTAGTTGAGGAAATGACACCAGAAGATAAATTCTTTTTCCTTTATCTCTTAACCAACTCAAGCACAACGCAAATAGGTATCTATCAAATCACCAAAAAGCAAATGGCCTTTGACACTGGGTATTCGATAGAAAGTATTAACTCATTACTGGACAGATTTATTAGACACCATGGGATTGTTGCTTATAACTCCGATACTAGAGAAATAGCTTTAAAGAATTGGGGAAGATATAACTTTAATCGTGGCGGTAAACCAATTTTGGATTGTGTAACTGCAGAACTTAAAGATGTAAAAGACAGAAACTTAATTAAATATGTTGGGGAAAGCGTTGAACGCAAGGAAGTCAAGGTTTTATACGATACGTACCACGATACGCCCACGATAAGTGGACAAGAAGAAGAAAAAGAAGAAGAAGAAGAAGAAGAAGAAGAAGAATATACTGTCCGTGATCTGTTCGATCACTATATATCTAAAAATATTATTCAACACAGTAAAATGACAAACCCTATCAAATCATCGATAAGAGCTAGATTAAGAGATTACACTTATGAACAGCTTATACAGGTTATTGATAACTACAGTAAAGTTTATTTTGGTGATAACTACTGGTTCACTCACAAGTACACATTAGCAGATCTAATGCGCGACAAGGATGTTCGAAAGTTCATCGATGAGGCGGAACCTTTGAAAAATTTTGCTAAACATGTACATGCAAATGGCACTAAGGCAAAAAGTAAGGAGGCATTCGACTTATCATGAACAGAGAAAAAGTTTTTGAAGTTCTGAGATTATTAGCTGATGCATATCCGAGTTTTAGTATTGACCAAATCAAAATTGATACCTGGGCAAGGTTGTTAAAAGACCAGAATCCAGCAGTAATCATGAGAAATGCAGAACGATATGCATTAGAAAATAAGTTTCCACCAAGTTTATCGGATTTACGTGAGGTCAAAAAAGAAGCGCGTTCCAAAGATTTTTTAAGAAAGCGCAGGGAATGGGAGAGTGCTGCAGTTGGATACAAACCAAGAAGCTGAATACGCATTGTTAGGTTGCATCCTAACAAAAGGCGATCTCATAAAAGAACTAACACTTGAAGCTAAGCACTTTTCACCAACGAATCAAATTTTATTTAAAACATTTAGAGAAATTGAACAAAAGAATGAGCCAATTGATATTGCTACAGTTGTTATGAATCTAGGTTCAGCTAATTTATCTAAAATTGGCGGGAAATCTTATTTATCTAAGCTTATGAATAGTGTTGCAAGTCTTGAACCATTTAAGACTTATGAAAAATACATTATTGATGCCTGGAAGATACGTGAGGCAAGAAAGATACAAGAAAAAGAGATTCACAGTATAGACGGCTTATCCAAAGTTATGAACGAGTATTCTGAATTAGAACTTGAAAATAACGACAATGATTATAATCACTCGGAATCATTACAAAAGCTTTATCAAAAAATCGAAAAGCAGGAACCTGGACTTAGTGGTATTGATACCGGATTTAAAGATTTGAATAGCATGCTAGATGGCTTTCAGAAAGAAGATTTAATTATATCAGCTGCAAGACCAAGTGTTGGTAAGACTGCAAAAATGTTGAATCATGCTGCAGCACACTGTAAGAACGGTGGAATAACAGCAATATTTTCACTGGAAATGGGTGAGGAATTACTGAATAAGCGAATGATATCAGCCATTGGCCGTATTGATGGCTATAAAATGAAAAACCCAAAACAGTACTTTGATTCTCATGATTGGAGTAATTTCACTTATGCCATGGGCGAACTAGACAACATGAACATACATATTTTCGATAAATCAGGTCAAACAATCCCAGATATTCGTTCAAAAGTTAAAAAATTAAAAAGACAATATCCTGATGTACCTATGCTAGTGCAAATTGATTATCTGCAGTTGATTAGATCTCCAATACGTTCGGAAAACAAGAATATTGAAGTTAGTGAAATTACAAGAAGTTTAAAAGAAATGGCCAAGGATTTAGGTGTCCCTGTTTACCTCTTATCTCAACTATCTAGAGAAGTAGAAAAGAGACAAGATAAACGCCCTATAATGTCGGATATACGAGACAGTGGAAGCATAGAGCAAGATGCAGATGTCATTGAATTCTTATACAGGGATGATTATTATTACGCTGATTCTGAAAAGCAAAACATTATCGAGGTAATAATTGCTAAGCAGCGTAATGGTCCAATCGGTACAGTCGAATTGGCTTTTGTAAAAGAGTATAACCAGTTTCTTAATTTGGATGTACGCCATGGATCTTAGAGAAGTTTATACTGAATCGATTGCTGAAAGCCATGAATCCTTATCCTTGCTAATTGAATTTCTAGTATTAGAAATGAAGGTACTGTCATTTGATGATGATCAAAGAGAATTGGATTTATATTTTAAGCCAAATAACAAAGTGAAGATGAATAAATTGCTGTTGGAATACCGGACGAAGATAGGCGAGTCAGCTTAAAAAAATAAAAGGTTGTGAATGGGGTGGGAATAGCAGATGTACATGAAAAGACAATGAAAGAGGACATCATAGAGCAACTTCACGAGTTAAATTACACCAAAACAGATGGCAAGTCATACGGAGAATTGAAACACAAATTAGCGGTGATTAAGGCTATGGAAATCGATGTTAGCAAGACAGAAAATGAGTGGTTTTGATTGAAAAGACAACTTAATATATTCAGAGAAATTATAGTAGATAATTTTGCTGGAGGTGGCGGTGCATCAACTGGAATAGAATTAGCGACTGGCTTAAATGTAGATGTAGCTATTAATCATGATCCATCTGCAATAGCCATGCACAAGGCAAATCATCCAGATACAGAACATTATTGTGAATCCGTCTGGGATATTGACCCAAGAGAAGTAGTGAAAGGTCGCAAGGTTGGATTATGTTGGTTATCTCCTGACTGCAAGCATTTTAGTAAAGCTAAAGGTGGTAAGCCAGTTAATAAAACGATTAGAGGCTTAGCATGGATTGCACACAGATGGGCAGCTACTGTAAGGCCAAGAGTTATTATTCTTGAAAATGTTGAGGAATTTAAGACCTGGGGACCGTTGAAAGATGATAAACCAGATCCAGAACGAAAAGGGGATACATTCAAATCATTTGTAAGGCAGTTTAGGGATAAAGGTTATGAAATTGACTGGAAGGAATTAAAGGCTTGTGATTACGGGGCACCAACTACTAGGAAACGATTGTTCTTGATTGCTAGGTGTGATGGTGAACCGATAACATTTCCAGAATCAACTCATGCAGAACCAAATGATTTAAATGTTCAACTTGGACTAAAGAAATCATACAGAACAGCAGGAGAAGTTATTGACTGGAACATTCCTGCACCAAGTGTTTATACAAGAAAAATACCGTTGAAAGAAAACACAATGATCAGGATTAATCGTGGATTACAAAAGTACGTTATCGAATCAGATAGACCTTATGTAATTAATGACAAAGCCTTTTTCATTCAACACTACTATACTCATCAGGGAAAAGAAACAAGGGCAAGTGGGTTAGATGAACCGATAGCAACCATACCCACAGCAAATAGGTTTGGATTAGTGACCGCCTTCTTAATCAAATATTATGGTCAAGGTATTGGCCAAACACTGAATGAGCCGTTACACACGATACCAACAAAAGACAGATTCGGCTTAGTTACTGTCAAAGGTCAAGATTACCGTATTGCTGATATTGGAATGAGAATGTTGCAGCCACATGAATTGTTTAAAGCACAAGGCTTTCCAAATGAGTACATCATTGATCGAGACTATAAAGGCAATAAATATCCGAAAACACAGCAAGTCGCACGTTGCGGTAATTCAGTTCCACCACCATTTGCTGAAGCATTAGTTAGAGCGAATTTACCAAAAATGTGTGTGAATGAATACGAATATAAAACTGCTGTAAGTAATTAGGAGGCAAATCAATGGATTACAACAACCTAGCTGAACACCAATTACTGAGAATATCAAAGCGTTCTAACGTGCATAATCAGGAACTTAATCGAGTTTGGTATTCCCGGCATGGAATGAATTTCCCGTATGAACTGAAAAAAGGTCAGATAATCAATCGGTTAACAGATGTAGCTGTTAATGATGATGAATGCGACAAAATGATATTAAAACAGGCTGAGAGATTAAGAGAAAAGAGGAGGAATAAAACAAATGAATGATATAACCGAAAAACAACGTGAGCGAGCTGTCAATGATCGTATAGAAGATTTAAAAAATAATCTTTATCGATTAGGTATTACTCATACTAGTGACGGTAGAGATATTGAGAAAGTAAGCTTGTATACTTTGGAATACACTCACATTAATGCTAAGTGCCGGCAAGCTGTAGAATTCGGAGAGGAAGAGCCGAACAAATAAAAAAGCCAAGAGGCGAGCTCTCGACTTATTTCCTATAAATCTATTATAACATGGGGGCTTGCATAATGTTGGCAAATGTTGAAAAAATGACCGTGGAAGTTGATTTGAAAGAAGATGCATTGTACGTGATAAAAAACGGGCACCTCACTAAAGTAACAGCAAAAGATCATGGTCAAGACGTAATTATTTGGAAAAATGGGCAAGTGTTAGATATTGATCGTAGTCAAAGATTGAGAATAGAGGGGCAAGAGTTTATCTAATGGGCAGATAAAAGTGCGAAGTATGAAAGGAGAAGTTAAATTGAATAAAAATCAAATTGGAGATATGGAACATGCTCTAAAAAATGGAAATAGGTTTTATACGGAAGCGAATGACAATGGTTGGAACGATTTAGTTGAAACGGGATTTGCTACTAAGGGTCCAGGATGGGAAAGTGACATGGCTTATTTTAGAGTTACTAACGAGGGAAAAGAAGCCCTGAAGCTAACTGATTATCAAGTCGGTAAACTAAAACATTGTTTTGGTTTGGATTATTCAAGAAAACCATATAGAAATTATTATCATTGTAATCAAACCAATGATGAATGGGAAGATTTATGTGCTAAGGGATATGCAAATAAGCAAATAAAGGGTGAAAAGGAGATTATCTATTTTGGCACTCTTAAAGGTCTTAGGGAAGTATTTAGAAGAAATATAAGTGCAAGGTATTTTGAAGCTATTTAGTTCATAATCCGACTATATAGTGAAACAACTGAATAAATAAGTCCTTACGGAAGAACCGACGGACACAGATTGAGAGCAAATGCTCTTAGTTTGTGTCCTTTTTTAATCATAAAAAGGAGGGATCACATGTTCATTTTATCCTTGTATTTAATAATTGGTGTTGTGATATGTGCTACACAAAAGACTCCAGAAGAATATGCAGAAGACAAATCAACCGAGACTTATTTCATGTTTTTATTATTATTTTTATTCATATGTTGGCCGGTAGTCGTTATTTGGCGGTTAGGAAGGAGAGTTCGTTTATGAAATTAGCATTCACATACATTATAGCTACATTAACAATAGCGAGCGTACTAGTAATCATTTCTCATTCAATTTCACTTTTACTGCAGCTGGAAATAACGTTTATCTTATCCAATATAGCGTTATTAGCTATTGCTGCATTAATCGTTCATGGGGTTATGAATAAATGAAAATGACCTATCGAATGAAATGGACTGTAAATAACTATAGACGAGACAAACGAACAGGTGTGGTCAATCCAATCAAAAGAAGTGAGTACATGAAACAGTTATTTAAAGAGGCTGAGCAAGCGACAAAAGAAAGGGTGTAGTTAATGCAAATGGAATTTAAATTACCTGAAATTGATCGCGAGGAAACACGTAGTGCAGTTGAATCATCATTAGAAAACTATCAGATGTATTTATTAATGGAACCAGAAGAACTACAACCTAAGATTACACAATCCTTTAGTCTTGTACCACCAACACCAAACAATCAATTTCATTCTTCAACTGAAGATATTGCTGTCAAAAAGATGGACCAGGAGAGAAAGCGAAAAAAATATATCAGGTGGATCCAGAAGGCAGTTAATCGATTATCATATCAGGAAAGGTCCATCATCATAAATCGATATTTAAAAAGCGATGATGTGTACGATTATGAGGTTTACAATGAACTAGGATATAGTGAACGGAAATACTATCGATTGAAGGCTAGATCCTTCTATAAATTAGCCTTTATATTAAAGATTGAGGTATATCTTGTCACTTGTGAAGAATGTGGAGAGAAACATAGTCAGAATAAGGATTGCTGGAATTGTGGAGTGAATAAGGATGGTGAGGTTGAATGAACTTCGTCCAGCCTATTCGTGACCCAGAGGTCATAAGAGTAATGAAAAGGTTTCTAAAAGAGAAAAGCTATCGAGATTATATGTTATTTGTTACTGGTATTAACAGTGGGTTACGGATATCGGATATATTAGAGATTCGTGTCGTGGATACTAAGAAAGCGTATTTTAATTTAATAGAAATTAAAACAGGCAAGAAAAAACGAATCGAAATGACTCCTGGACTAAGGCGTGAATTCAAAGAGTATTGTGAAGGAAAAGAGGATCATGAGTATTTGTTTTTAAGTCGGGAGGGTATCAATAAACCAATCGGACGCAGTATGGCATACAAGATATTAAGAGAAGCAGCAGAGTATGTTAGTTTAGACGACATAGGCACACATACATTAAGAAAGACATTTGGCTATCATTTCTATAAAAAGTACGGGAATGTAGCTATGTTGCAGCAGATATTCAATCATGCTGATCAAGAAACAACACTTAGGTATATTGGAATAGATCAAGACGAAATGGATAAAGCCATGAAAGGATTTAAGATTTAAGCTCATCATTAATAAGATGGGCTTTTTATTTTTGCCATTTTACCTACATCAACAAGGCTTTTTCCTTATATGGTAACGGTTGTAGTAGAATTATAGACATATTTTCCAATATGAATTATCCATAAATAATAGATGTGTAACTCATTTTAGTAGATTGTGATAGAATTACATGTATCAAGGAGTTTAGGCGTTGCTTTAATTACACAGTATATAAGATATGTGTAACTCAATTAGTAAAGGAGCTGATAGTTTGAATGATGTAGCAAAGGCTATCAATGATTTTAGAAGAAGAATAAATGAAGTTAATCGTTTTCGGGACAATATACTGAGTAATCAGCACTTAATGGATGTAATAAAGAAGCAAAACGCAATAAGGAACAATAATACTATAGCAAAAGCGTTTGAATACAAACATATGCAGAATTGGGCCAACTATTTCCCGAACGCATCATTCAATCAGTATCTAAAACGTATTGATGCGATAACCACTATTAAGAAAAACCCAAAATTACTATCACAAAGTTTGTCGTATTCTAATGTAATCAATCGGATACTCCAAGACTTCAATACAGATATTCTTGATGAATATGATGAAGATCTATTAGATGATTCAGAGAGCGGTAGTTTTGATGATGGAGAGGACCTTGAGTATGACGTAAAACGTCCTGCTTTTTTTAACTTAGCTTTCAAAATAAATTATGTTATCTACACGACTGACGGTGAAGTTGAAAAAGGAAACATTGAAGGAGACGATAAAAGAAACTGGGAGAAATATGCTAAACCTGTTTTAAAAGTATTGTTCACTATATTTTTAGCTTGGGCATTTAGCAGCACACCAATTACCGATTCAAATATCTATGAGAGATTAGCTGATATTACGGAACACATAGATTTAATTGATATTGAAGACAATGAAGATAATAACGAAGATTAAGAGTAACTTTTCTTTAGGGGAGTGAACTAATATTAAGGTAAATGATATGGACAAGTACCAGGTAACTGAACGAATGAAAATGTTAAAGCGAATGCTCGAGGATCCAGAGGCTGAAATATTTGATGTTCCATCCGAAGTTTACAAAGAGGTATTAAATCCAACCTTTGATAATGATGGATTTATTCATAAATACTATCTAACTGACATTGTTAAGGACGTAATTGAAGCATTAATTGAAAAAGGAAAATAAAGTGGCAGACAAATGGCAGAATAAAAGCAGAGCATTTACATTTAAATAAGTTATTATGTTATTAATAGGAAATTACTTAAGGCACTCATCCAATCGGTGGGTGCTTTTTTTGTAAGATAAGCAGGGAACTTTAGTTTAATCGGTTAAGTGATAAGTAACTCAGCTATTGAGTTATTTTTTATTGTTAATAATCATAATAAATAGTGTAGATACTATTGGTGAGGTGATACAATGTGCTGGCACGGAACTCTTAAAAAAGTAGAAGTAATTAATACTGATCAATTACATAATTGTGTTCTTGTAGATGCATGTATTGCAAATGAGATTCAATTATTGAATGATAAGGGAGTTATAACATTAGGGTGTTGTTGTGGCCATGGGCAGGCAGGTCAAATTGTTAAATATGAAAATGCATTCGGCGAATGGAAAACTCATAGTGATGCACCCATGACTTTATTGAAAGAAGAAAGTGTTAGACTGTCTAAGGATTTAGGATATAAACCTTATCCATATTATTATGCAGACGGCGAACAAAATGGAGTTTGGCAAATGCAACTTAAAACGGGGTGTGTTACTTTGCAAGAATGCGAAGTGTGGAATAAACAAGATATTATTCCTTTTAATAAAGGTGATGTAAGAGCAGGAAGCTTGTAGCCTCCTGCATTGATCTAGTACCGAGAATTACCAATACAATGTGCACAATTGTCAAAGCCTTCACTTTTGGCTTGTGAATGAGTATCAGGTATGAATGTCTTTACGTGACTATCTTTAATTCGATTAATTTGACATGAGCTCTCTTCTTTGTCTAAATCGTGCACTTCATTAGTATTTGTGTTCCCGATATAACGATTTCCGTTAAACGGTGAATGATAACGTCTGGACATTTTCTCACCTCCTTTACTAGTCCTTTCGACACTTAAGTTGTAAATTCCTGTTAATTTGCAGGAATATTATATTATTTGTCGAAATAGTAATTAAAAGAAAAAAGGGGGAGGAATTTTTAAATGGAATTAACTGAGATTCGTACATTGTTAGAGACCTATGTAGAACCAGAAGGTCGACTATCAGTTTTATTTGTGACTAAGAATGGAACTAAATACACCTCATTTAAGCCAACAGTTTCAAATGATGTCCAAAAAGAAGTGGTAAAACTGTTTAAAGACAGTGTTCAGAGTAAAATAAATAGTGATTTGGCAAAAGTGCCTTTTAATCCCAGTGGACATGAAAACGATGAATTCTCGGAGTGTCAAATAGAGTATCTAGGTAATTACTCGGAAGTAATAAATTTGTTTGATGAACCTGGAACTGAAGAAATTGAACCAGATGATGTGAGCTTCTTAATATTTAGATTAAGAATAAATAAAGATCAAGACCCAACAAAGTATTTATATTTGTTTAGAAAAAACCATAAGTTAAAAAATATAAGAAAAGGCTTCTGGATGCGAAAGGTAAATGATACATTTAACATATTGGAAGGCAGTAAACTTATGGCAATTGATGGGTGGATAGATGCTATCTCTTTAGAGGATGAGGTTATCTTCTTCAACCATATCTCTGCGGAACGTATTTTTAACTTGAGGGAAAAATATAAAGAAAATGCTGAAGTTGGCCTTGAAGAGGTGCAAAGAGGAAATAAAATACAAAACTTTGACCAGTTTAGAGATGACTGCTTAGAGGATGCTCGAATAATAAGAAGGCTAACCAAGATACAGTCGAATCCACAAATAATAGAACTTTTTCATGCACACTTTTCTAATGCACCAGAAGTAGTGGAACTTTTTGATTTAAATATTGATTTTAACACCGATAAAACACAAATAGTGTACGCGGATAAAGATCAATTAACACACATAACAATGTTAATGAGAGACGCATACTATAGGACAGTTTTAGCAAATAGGAAAGGTGTCGACGACTTTAACGTATAATTTATAGGAGGTAATTATTGATGATAACAAATACATTCAAAACTTTATTGTTTATCTCGTCTTTTTTACCTCTTTATTTTATTTTAATGGTTAAATTTTATGATTTTGATAAACCCTTTAAGTGTAATTTAGTTGAAAATACTATACCATACTCTGTTCTTACGTTATTAATTGTGATATCAATTGTAACCTTTTTATACTTCTTATTTTGTGAACTAAATGAAGAGGAAGAATTTGAGGATATCGAAAATATAGATAGTGAAATATTATCATATTTTATTACTTACATTGTTCCCCTGACAACGTTAAAAGTAGACCAAATTAATGGAGTTTTAGTAAATATTTTATTATTTATAGTTATAGGGGTCTTTTACGTTAAGAGTAATATTTTCTATCTAAATATTTTATTTACATTTTCGAATTTTAATGTTTATACAGATAAAGACAAAAAAATAATAATATCTAAGAAAAAGGCTCAAAAAATTAATGAATTGGGACTTGTAAAGGTTCGTAAAGTAGGCGATAAAATATACATTATTAATAAAAAATAAGTTTTTAGTTTTTAGACATCTTAAAAGGAGGTGTCTTTTTTAATATCCCTCTTCTTTTGCCGATAGTATTATTAAAAGGAGAGTGAGACATTGAAGCGGATAGACATAAAAACCATACAATTTGAAGATGGAGACATTCTTCATTTTCACACTGGCCATATTCTAGTTATAGAAAGCGGCCTAAGAGAGGGCTGGAAAGTAGAATTACGATTCATTGTAGATGAAACACCATTGGCAAAAAGAGTTGAAGATACTGAAATGCCTACTATAACTATGACTAGCTTAGAAGATAATTCTTTTAAAGGTGTGGTAAGTATAAAGAATTTATCAGTCCTTCCAGGTGGGAGGTTTGCAACTCTCGAAGGTATCGGTAAGCTTGAAGGATATAAATCTTATATAGGTGATATCTAGACATCTCAAAAAGAGGTGTCTTTTTTATATACCATCCTATAGGTGATTGCCGTTTCAGTAAGAGATTTGATTCATAAAATATCGTGATGGAGGTGATAAATATGGTCTGCAGACGTAACAATTTCATTCGCGATAGAAGAAGAGCAAGAGGAAAGGATCAAGTCAGAGGTGTAGAAAGAGATAGAGATAAGGATGAAGTCATGGGAAGAGATCGAGATAAAGATCAAGTCAGAGGCAGAGAAAGAGACCGAGACAGAGATCGGGTTAGAGGTAGAGATAGAGATAAGGATGAAGTCATGGGAAGAGATCGAGACAGAGATCAGGTTAGAGGCAGAGAAAGAAAACGGAGACATTGCTGTTAAAAAATGGACAAGGTGCCTAATACGGCACCTTTTATATATATAATTTAAAAGGAGAGTGTTAATCATGGCTGGCGATAAGTCGAGCGAAGGTGAGAAAACAATAAGTGCTGGAACATTAATAATTATGGCAGATGTATCCGATGCATTAAAAGGACTTAAGGCAGTACAACGTGAAGCAAAGAAAGGTACTGCCGCATTGAAAGAGTTGGAAGAACAGCAGAAAAGAAATAATACATTGAGTGGTTATAGTCCACACACCGTAGTCTTTGATGAAATGCACACAATGTGTCCTTTGTGCGGTAATCCTAACACGGAAGAAAGACGAACTATTGCACGTGGTACTGAATTAGTTTGTCTTAGCTGCGGATGGGCTGATAACAAATGACCCTAACTAAAGAACAAGCTACTGCCTTTTACAAAACAAGCGTATGGCAAAAATGTAGGGAGATGGTACTTTCAAGAGACTTAGAGCTATGTCAAGAATGCCTACCTACTGTAGGACCTGTGCCTGCCGATACCGTTCACCATGTTGTTCACCTTAGAGATGATCCAAGCAAAGCGTTGGACATGGACAACTTGGTTAGCGTTTGCGCTTCTTGTCATAACAAACTTCATCCTGAGAAACGGGAAAGGAAGCAATCAAAGTCGATTTCAAATAGAATAAAAGTTGTTGAATTGTGTCAAAATCCTGAACAATTTTGACAATCGGACAAGCCCCCTCCCCAAAATTGTGGGACTTTTGCCTTCTATAGACCGAGGGGGCAGCTTCGTATTTATCGCGGAAGATTTTTCATGAAGGGGGGTACCCCGAAAAAAGCTAGAAGGGAGGATTTAGAAATGGGAGTGCCTACTGCAAAATCATTACGGAATTATCTTGGAGAATCGTACCAGGAATCAGATGAAGAGTTGATTAAATTGTATGTGGAAACGCACCAGTTTTACCGAAAACTTAAAAAAGAGATAGGCAAACAGGATCTAATGTACGAATATACGAATAAAGCAGGGGCTACAAACCTTACTAAAAATCCCCTTGTAGTCGAACAAGCAAAAACCGTACAAACATTAAATAATTTATTGAAGTCCCTTGGCCTTACACCTGCTCAACGTAAGAAAGTAGTGAATGGCGATGACAGCGACGACTTCGACTCCTTCTAAGATTAAAAAAGCAACACAAAGTTTTAGTTTTATCGCGTGGAAAAAAGAGCAGATTAAAAAAGGTGCCATATTAACTGATTCATCAGATAGGCTTTTAACAACCTGGTATGCTGAACAAGTTGTAAAAGGGAACATTCTTGAAAGTGAAAAAAACATATTATCTGCAAAAAGGCATTTAAAGGATTTAAAAAGGCAGGGAACAGAAGATTTTCCTTGGGTATTCGTTGAAGATGATGGTCACAGGCCAGTACGGTTCATTGAAAAGTATTGCAAACCCTCTAAAGGTGATTTTGATAAATTAGTTATACAACCATGGCAACACTTCATTGTTGGTTCACTCTATGGTTGGGTTCATAAAGATACAGGTGTAAGGCGCTTCCGTGAGGGCCTTATTTTTATTGGTCGTAAAAATGGTAAATCAACGCTCGTTTCCGGTCTTTCTCTTTATTCTGTAAGCAAAGATGGAGAAAACGGTGCTGATGTTTACTTATTGGCTAATACAAAACAGCAGGCTGGAATTATTTTCGATGAAGCGATTCTCAGGGAGCAGATGCGCTTGGGGGCGCGATTGTCGATGAACGTACTTTTTACTATATGGCTGAATTGGATAATGAAAAAGAATTCGAAAAGCCGGAGATGTGGGTAAAAGCTAATCCGAATATGGGTGTATCGCTTGATTTAGATACATTGATTGAGGATTGGGAGAAAGATAAACGAACTCCTGAAGAACGTTCTGACTTTATCACAAAACAGTTCAACATATTCGTGAATGGCAGCAAGATGCCGTTTATTGACTTTAAAACACTGGAGAAAAACGATAAGCACTTAAATGTAATAGACCTATATGGAACGATTGCTGTTGGTGGTTATGACTTATCTGATTCAGAAGACTTCACAAGTGCGTGCTTAGAGATACCGATTATGGCAACTGGTGATGTTTTTGTATTATCGCATTCATGGATACCCAGGAAGAAAACGTTGTTGAACAATGAAAAAATACCATATCAAGAATGGTCAGAGGGAGGCTATCTTACTATTGTGGATGAAGATTATATCAATGAAGATGTAGTTCATGACTGGTTTGTGGAGCAAGCAAACCATTTTAATCTGGAATTAATTACCTATGACCCAGCGAAAGCTTTCCGATTGAACAAAGCGTTTGAACAGGAAGGCTATCCGACAGAAGTAGTTAGGCAGGGTTTTTTAACATTAGGTCCAGCAATGGATGACCTTAAAAATATGTTCCTAGATGGAAAGGTTATTTTTAATGAGAACCCATTGTTACGCTGGTATATAAACAATGTGGAGTTAGTGAAAGACAGAAATAACAATAAAATGCCTACTAAAGCTAATCGATATCGTAAAATTGATGGGTTTGCAGCGTTACTAAACGCTCATACAAAAGTGATGGAGAAATTGGTAGTTCCGCCCGGTGATGGTGATATTGGGGTTGTTAGTATGGCTGATTTGATGGGGAGTTAAAAAGGTCGCCCTCCTTAAGACGACCTTGATAGCATTAGTTATTTAGATATGTCAATAACGCTGGAATCAGAATCAATATTAGTTTTAATTGAATCAATGGTGTTTTCAGCACTTTGTTTACTGGTATACGTTTCGCTAGTTGCGACTACTTGACTATTATTTGATTTGATAACGAAATAATATTGGCCATTGGCGGACTTCTTAATAACAAAATACATTTTATTCACCTCCCTATTATTAATGTTTCGACAAATATGTAAAAAGTCCTACAAAAATCTTTGGAAGGTGGTGATAAATTGAAATTCTTTCAACGCGTAAAATACTCTATTAACAGCGCTTATATGGCATGGAAAGGAGTAAACTATGACTTTTCTTCTTGGATGGGTAAAACATTTTGGGGTATTGAAAATTCCACCTTAGCCACCAATGAGACTATTTTTAGTGTAATCACTAGGTTGTCAAATAGTATGGCTTCATTACCGTTAAAGCTATATAAAAATTATGATTCAGTGAGTAACGCTGCATCAGATGTATTGATAAACGAACCAAACCAAAACATGCATGGGTTTGAGTTTATCCGAAACTTAGAAACCTCACGTAATGAGACTGGTGATGGTTATGCGATTATCGAAAGGGATATACGCAATCAAGTTTCTAAATTAACGAACATAAATGCCAATCACGTAGAGCCAGTAATTGAAAGAAACTCATATGATTTATGGTATGAAGTTTTGGGTGACGATGGCAATCGTTATTACTTTCATAATATGAACATGCTTCACGTAAAGCATATTGGTAGCACAGGCAGCATTAAAAGCATTAATCCCATCAAAGCATTATCAAACGCAACTGACTTTGATAAAGCCGTTCGTGAATTTAGCCTAAAGGAAATGCAAAGTGCTCCCAACTCATTCATCATAAAATATCAAGCAAACATTGATACAGAAAAAAGACAGCGTGTTATTGATGATTTCAAGCGATTTTATAAGGATAATGGTGGTATTTTGTTCCAAGAACCGGGTGTTGAAATTGATGAGTTGGAGCGTAAATACGAAGCAGCTGATACGCTGGCGACAGAACGAATTACACGCTCGCGAGTAGCAAATGTGTACAATATTCCAGTTACAATGTTGAATGACACGGAAGGCCAAAGCTATTCCAGTAATGAACAGTTAATGCGTATGTTTGTACAGTTGACCTTAATTCCAATTGTAAGACAGTACGAACAAGAATTTAATAGAAAATTACTTACACCAGCTGAAAGAAAAGCTGGTTTTTATTTTAAATTCAACGAAAAAGCATTGCTTCGAGCAGATACAGCGACTCAAGGAGATTATTACGCTAAGGCAATTCGTAACGGTTGGTTGTCGCAAGACGAAGTAAGACGTAAAGAAGATGAAGCCCCGATGGGGGGAAATGCTTCTAAGTTGTGGGTTAGTGGTGATCTTTATCCTATAGACATGGATCCAAAAGATAGGAAGTCAACAAGCAGTAATAACGAAAGATAATTGAAAGGGGGTGAGTGAAAACAATGGGAAATAAGCAAAAAAAGAAGAAATTTTGGAGTATGAAGATGTCTGCTGATGGTAAATCAGGAGATATTTTTATTTATGGAGACATTGAAAGATATCAGTTTGTTGAGAACGATACAACCGCAAATAGTTTTAAAGAAGATTTAGATGCGCTTGGCAATGTGGAAGTTATCAATCTTTACATTAACTCACCTGGAGGCGCAGTTTTTGAAGGGGTTGCTATAGGTAATATGTTAAAGCGACATTCAGCGCATGTAAATGGTTATGTGGACGCGTTGGCCGCATCTATTGCAAGCGTAATATTAATGGCGGCGGATACTATCTATATGCCCAGGAACTCAATGCTCATGATACACAACGCTTTAAATTTTGTTATTGGTAATGCCACTGAATTGAGGAAAGCAGCAGATGACCTTGATCGCATTAATGGCTCAGCAATACAGTCTTATTTGGAAAAAGCAGGCGATAAACTTTCTGAAGAAAAGCTGAAACAAATGTTAGATGCCGAAACGTGGTTATCAGCCGATGAAGCGATCCAATATGGACTATGTGATGTGTTGTTAGATGCAAATGACATGGCTGCATCTATTAGTGATGAATTATTTGCTAAGTACAAGAATGTACCTGAAGCATTGGTAAAAGAAACCGAAGAGCCCACTGGACCAAGCGAAGAAGAAATGGAACAACGTAAAAAAATAGCTGAGCAAGCTACACAAAATGCTAATTATATTAACGATATTTTAGGAGGAATTTAATAATGACAAAAAGTAAAGAGTTATTTAAGGCGGTAAAACAGAAAAATCTATTAAGGTTGAACCTTCAACACTTTGGTGACAAGACTCTATATGAACTAAAGCAAAACATGACCACTGTTGGTCAACAATTACAAAAGGTTGAGAACGATTTAGCTGCAGCTGCAATTGACACAGGTAAAACAACAGAAGATATTCAAGCACTGCAAGATTCTAAGAGAGATTTAAAAATGCGCTTTGATGTTATCAAAGACCAACACGATCAATTAGAAGCTGAACAACAAGCTAAATTCGCAAAACAAGACGATCTAAAAGCTATTACGGACCCAGATAAACAAAAAGTAGAAGCTAAAGCAGAATTGATTCGCGCGACCATGAAGAATAAACCAATATCTGATGACATTCGCCAAGCATTGGGTGACGATAGCACAACTGGTGGAGGCAAGTTTTTACCTAAAACTGTTTCAACAGAAATTCTGTCTGAACCTTATGTAAAAAATCAACTACGTGAGATTTCGGATTTTACTCAAATCACTAATCTTGAGATTCCTAAAATCGGATTTACACTTGATAACGATGATTTCATTGCAGATAAAGCAACTGCAAGGGAACTTAAAGCAAGCGGAGATGTTGTAACGTTTGGTCGTCACAAATTCAAAGTATTTGCTGGCATTTCGGAAACTGTATTAATGGGATCTGCTGGAAATCTAGTAAGCCATGTTGACCGTGCGCTTTCTTCTGGTGTTGCTGCTAAAGAAAAGAAAGTGGTTTTCGCAGAGACACCTAAAGCTGGTGAAGAGCATATGTCTTTCTACTCTAGCCAGAATGCAATCACAGTCGTACAAGGGGATAGCTTATATAAAGCAATTAAAAATGCTATTGCTGACCTACATGAGGATTATCGTGAAAACGCAAAGATCGTTATGCGCTACCAAGATTATTCCGACATTGTTGAGGTTCTAGCGAATGGTAATGCAACACTTTATTCTGCTCAACCTGAACAAGTATTAGGTAAGCCAGTTGTATTCTCTGATTCAGCTACAAAGCCAATTGTGGGTGACTTCATGTACTCTCACTTTAACTATGACCTAGGAATGCTTAATGAACGCGACAAAGATGTAAAAACAGGTATTGAGCAATTCGTTATCACTGCTTGGATGGACCACCAAATCAAGCTAAAATCAGCATTCCGTATTGCGGAAGTAACACCAACAGTTTAATAAATACTAATTAGGAGGGTCATAAATGCCTTATTTAAATGATGTTCACCTAACCCCAGGCAGTAAACTTACCGCTGACGGTAAACAAGGTTCAGCAATTGCGGACCACGTTGACCCAGCGACTGCAACTGCAACTGAAATTGCTACGAAGCAAAATGAAATACTTGCCGTCCTTCGTAGTCTTGGGATGATTAAGTCATAATAACTAAGCTGGGATTCGTCCTGGCTTGGTATTTTTTTAGATGGAAGGGGTTGAATTAAATGAAAGCAAAGGTGCTTCAACGGTTTCGTGATAAAGATTCAAATAAAATTCATGAAGCTAATCACTTCTATGAATCTAATGAAAAAAGAATAAAAGAATTGCAGGATCTGGGTTATCTTGGTGAAGTTAAAAAAGAAAAGCAACAAGAACCTAAACAAGAACCACCAAAACAAAATCAATCTAAACAGAAGAAAAAGAAATCAGAAACGGCAAAGGAATAGGGAGGCGATTGAATGCCTTTACCAAGCATAGATGAAGTAAAAAGCTATTTAAGAGTTGATGGAACTGAAGATGATATGTTTATCAGCTCTTTAATTTCTGTTGCTCAAGAAGATTTGGCTAGTTCTGGGATTACGAATACAGAAACTGAAAGGTATGGGTTAGCTATTAAACTACTCGTCGCCAACCATTACGAAGAACGTCGCCCTCAAGTTGTTGGTACTGTCACAAATAAGCTCGCCTATAGTCTTGAACGAATTATTCTTCAGCTAAAGGCGGAGGAAATACCGCTTGACAGTGAATTGGAGGATACGACATGACAAATCCATCTAAATACCGTCATCGCGTTTCTGTCCAAAAGGTTACTAAAGAGCGTATAGATGGTCAATTTGTCGATACCTGGTCCGAATATAAAAAACTATGGGCTAGCAGGGAAGATAAAGGCGGCGATGAATATTTTGAAGCCAAGGCTGCTAATGCTATCCGAACTGTTATTTGGACAATTCGCTTTGATAAAGAGTTATATAAAAATGGTGAGGGCAGACGTTTCTTTTATAATGATCAGTCTTATGAAGTGAAAAGTGTAGCTGATGTAAAAGGCTTGCGAAAAGAACTAGAAATCATCACAGAGGCGGTGGTAGCTAGTGCCAGCTGATATGAAACTTGATGTTCGTAACAAAGTAAGTCAACTAGGTCGAAAAGGTAAGGTTCTGGAAGGTCAGACACTAAAGGCTGCGGGCAATAAACTAGGTGAAGAAATTGCGAGTAACATTAATCGTTCAAGCAATAGCAGTGCTGATTATACGCACTTGGCTGATGCTATCAAAACAAGCTCAACACGTACCAATGAATTCGGTGAAAGAAGTGTTCAAGTTGGAGCATCTAAGGACAAAGCTTTTATTTTAAAGTTCTTGGAATTAGGTACTTCTAAAATGAGTGCCCAGGCTCCAATGGAAAAAGGGATAAGCCAATCAAAAGGTGATGTTGCTCGAATTTTAGCAGAAGGCCAGCAAAGGATATTAAGATTATGATCAATTTAAAAGACGATATTCTAAATGCGCTTGAATTGAACACTACGCTAACTGGACAGCTCGATACGTTTTATGGTTATCCTGCTATTTTTGATTTAAAAGCAGAACCGAATCAAGACTTTGACACTTATGTTATTTATCAGTTAATCAATAACACTGATACGTTTTATGCAGATAACAAAGCAAAAAAAGAATATATTCACTATCAAATATCTGTATTTACAAAAACAGGCTCAACTACTTCATTAGGTAACGAGGTTACCAAAACTATGGAGTCGTTGGGCTTTTATCGTACTTACATCGGAGAAACGTATGAGACTGATACAGGTTATACGCATGTTTCTAGCCGATGGAAAATTAAAATGAGGAAAGAGGGATTGTAAGTTATGGGATATGAAAATGGATTAAAGAATTTTCATTACGCAATATTGACTGATGACTCAGACTCAGGAGCCACTTATGACACGCCAGTTAAGTTAGCCGAAGCGGTAACTGCTGGAGTTGAACCGAGTATAGCGACTGGTCGTTTATACGGTGATAATAAAGTAGTTTCTAATGCTTCGAAATTCAATTATGCAACTGTTACGATCACCACTACTAAGTTGCCAGCTAAAGATGAAGCGGCGCTTTTAGGGAAAACATTGGGAAGCGACGGTGTTTTACGTTCGAGAGGTAATGCCCCGTATGTTGCGTTTGGCTATGAAGTAACATTGGATGATGGAACTAGTGAATTTTGGTGGATATTAAAAGGTAAATTCCAAGAACCTTCACGCACAAAAAACACTGGCACTGATAGTATTGAGTATGGTCAACCGTCCATTGTTGGGGAGTTCATCCGACGGGATTTTGATGAAGAGTGGAAATTTACCGGAAATGAAGGTAATGCTGGATTCGAAACTGTTACTGCTGACGACTGGTTTAATTCTGTATATGAACCTAATCCAGATACTACCGCACCGACTGTTACTACAGCTCCGGATGATGATGCGACAGCAGTTGCTATTACAACAGATGTTATTTGGACATTTGATGAAGCAATCAGGAGTGCGGATGTTAACGATGGAAACTTCTACTTAATGGATTCATTAGGTACAGTAGTTGACGGTTCATTGACTCAGAGTACAGATGAAACAACAGTTACATTTACTCCAACAACAGATTTAAATTCTGCAATGGACTATACAGCAGTCGCATCTAAGAATATACGAGATTTAGCTGGAAACAACCTAGCTAATACAGAAGTTACTAATTTCGCAACTTCATAAATTTATAAAAGAGAGGGTTAATACCTTCTCTTTTTCTACATAAAACAGGAGGTGATTTTGTGGAAAAAGAATTAAAAGATGATCTACAACACAAGCCAACACAAGTAAAAATACAACTCGATAAAGAGCGCACGTTCATATTGGACTTAAACGCTTATGCAGAGATTGATTTACTTCATGAGGATAAAACATACCACGATATTGAAAAAGACATAATAGAGATGCGCCCATATGCAATTAAAGCTTTTCTATGGGGTGGATTAGTACATGAGGACAGAGAACTAACTCCAGAATTTGTTGGTAAATACGTTGATGTAAATAACATTCAGGAATACGCTACTAAAATTTATAAAGCAATACTCGACGGAAAACCAAAAGCAAAAAACAAGGACAAAGAGGACAGCGAAACTGATAAAAAAAAATAAAAAATCAGAAGTATGATTGGGAAATGTTGTTGTCATTCTATACAGATATTTTAAAAAAAGATGAAGAGCAATTTTGGCGCATTGGCATGAGAAGGCTAACTGCGCTTTTTACGTTGCATTTTAATAAGCAAGACAGAATCGATAAAGCGAAAGAAATGGAGAAACAAAATAAGGCTCTTGAACAGATGAGGGCGTTGTAGGTGGTGGAGTAATTGGGTATTCAAGAAGCTTGCGAAGTGATGGATGATTTTTTAGAACGTGATACTAAGGAACATCTATTGAACACGGAAGAGTTTAACGCTTTAAATAAAATTTTACTCGAATGCTCAGTTAAATTGGGATACCAAGTCAAAGCGTGAAAGGAAGTGGTCTTAATCTAATCCACCAGAAAGGAGGTACACTATGGCAAATCGCGAAGTAATAGCTGATTTAGTTGCTCAAGTATCACTGGATGGCGCTAAGTTTAATCAAGGCATGGGTAAGGTTAATCGTGAATTGAAAACTGTACAAGAAGAACTAAAAACAGCCAGGAGTCGATTCAAACAAACTGGAGATGAAGTAGATTTTTTGGGTAATAAATCACAAACGTTATCAGGAAAGTTGAAACTGCAAAAATCACAGGTTGACTTATTAAGCAAAGCTTATAATGAATCGAAAGAAAATAGCGGTGAGTTTAGTAAGAATACCCAAAACCTTGCAAGACGTTTAGAACGTGCAAATCGTGAGTTAAGCGAAACAGAACATGAATTAAAAGATGTAAATCGACAGCTCAAAAACCAACCAAGTAAGTGGACTGAATTAGGCAAATCAGCAGAAACAGCAGGGCAAAAAATGATGAATGCTGGTAGCAACATGAGGCAGTTTGGTCAAGCTTACACAATGGGAGTTACCGTACCTATTGTTGCTGGTGCAGGTGCTGTATTTAAAGCCTCTATGGATTTTGAAAGTGCTTTTACTGGCGTTGAAAAAACTGTTGATGGAACTAAGCAGCAAATGGATGGGTTAAAAGAGTCTATTCGTGATATGGCTCAAGAGATTCCTGCTAGTACTACGGAAATTTCAGCAATTGCTGAAAGTGCCGGGCAATTAGGTATACAAACCGAGAACATTGAAGATTTCACTAGGGTAATGGCTGACTTGGGAGAAGCAACAAACCTAACAAGTGGTCAAGCAGCAACTGAGTTTGCTAGATTTGCAAACATTGTAGGTATGAGTCAAGATGACTTTGATAAATTAGGCTCAGTCGTTGTTGACTTAGGTAATAATTTAGCTACAACAGAATCCGAAATATCTGAAATGGCATTACGCTTAGCTGGTGCCGGTGATCAAGTAGGAATGACTGAATCGGAAATACTTTCTTTTAGTGCTGCATTAAGTTCAGTTGGTATTAGAGCAGAAGCAGGTGGATCTAGTTTTTCTAAAGTTATGGTTGAAATGCAACTCGCAGCTGAAAAAGGCGGAGACAGTTTAGATAACTTTGCAAAAGTTGCAGGCGTTTCTGCAGAAGAATTTAAACAGGCATATGAACAAGATGCAACTGGTGCTATCATGCAGTTTATTGAAGGGTTATCAACTGCTGAAGATAGAGGTTTATCTGCAATTGGTGTACTTGATGAAATGGGTATTACCGAAGTACGAATGCGTGATGCATTGTTAAGAGCTGCAGGAGCAAGTGACGTATTTTCTGAATCACTTGAAATCGGTTCAAAAGCTTGGAAAGAGAATATTGCACTCACTGAAGAAGCCGAAAAACGCTATGCAACAACCGAATCACAATTAAAAATTATGTGGAACCGTGTGAAAGATCTGGGCATTACATTAGGTGAAGCATTAGTACCTGCTGTCATGGATGCCATTGATGCAGCAGAACCATTTATTGAAAAGATTGAAGCTGGTGCAGACGCTTTTTCAAAAATGAATGAAGAAGAACAACGCTCTATATTAAAGATGGTTGGCTTTGTTGCAGCTGTTGGTCCAGCAAGTATTGTGTTAGGTGGATTGACTACGACTGTAGGCGGCGCATTAAAAATATTTGGATCTCTTTCTAAAATGTTGGGCGCTGCAAGAGGTGCAGGCCTGTTAGGTAGGCTTGCTGGATTAGGTGTTGGTGGTCCTGTTGGTTGGGCTATAGCTGGCGTTACTGTCTTAGGAACTGTAGTTAATGCATTATCGAAAGAAAGTTCTGACCTAAATGATGTCAATTGGGATACAGTCGAAAGTATGAAAGCTGAAGTTGACCAGACCGATAAACTGATAGCTGAATTTGAAAAGCTTGAAAAGAAAAATCGTTTGGCCACTGATGAAATGCTCCGGTATATGGACATTATGAGCGAATTGAAAGAAACCAACAATGCCTCAGTAATCAAAGAGTTAAAAGACGAACAAGCCAAGCTTCTCGAACAATCTGGATTAACAAATAAAGAAATGGATCGGTTCTTAGAATTAAATGGTGACATTATCGAACAAGCTCCAGGAGCAAAAAAAGCAATAAGCGAAGAGGGTAATGCTTATGCTCATAATCTGGCACAACTGAAAAAATTAAACGATGAAAAACGTAAGCAAATGATGATTGCAGCTGAAGATGAATTATTAAAAGCCCTTGAAAATGAAGCGCAATTAATGCAAGATCAGAAAGATTTGGTCACTGACATTAAAAATATTGAACAAGATATTCAAAGTAATAGAGAAAGCCGAATTGAAAACACGAAGAACCTGCAAAAAGAAGAACAAAAATTACGGGATATTCAAAACAAAATACTGGAGCTTGAAGGGGATACCAGTGTTGAAGCCAGAAACAAACGCGCAACACTTGAAAGACAACGCGTTGTACAAAGTGGAGTTGTCGAGGGTTTGCGCGCTGAAAAAAGTGAATTGAACAAAACATACAATAAGCTTGTAGAAAAATTCGAAAAGAAACAAGATGACCTTGAATTAACGCGTGAAGAATTAAAAGAACTGGATAAAATGAAATGGGATTATGAAGCTTTAATACTTTCTCAGTTGGAAATTAACGCTAAAAAAGGACAAGGACTTGAAGCGATTGACAAAGAACTGAAAAAGTTGGATATAAAGAAAGCAAAACTAGATGAACAACTGGACCAAGGAGATATTAGTTTAAAACAATACCAAAAACAGAACAGCGAATTAAATGAACAGCGAGACAGGTTAATAAAGGCTAAGGATGAGCTTAGACAGATTAATAAATTAGCTGGCGAAACGGTTTACAGTAAAACGATTCATCTCGATACTAATCCAAGCTTAGCTGCATTTGAGCGACGATTAGCCAAAGATTCTTATAAAACATTGAATATCACCACAAGCGGTGGTGGTCATTATGTTCCAGGGTTTGCAGATGGTGGTACACACAAAGGCGGTCCATTCATAGCAGGTGAAGAGGGTTTTGAACTTGGAAAATTAGGCAGTAACTTTGAAATGTTGAATGCAGGATTATATGACAGACCTGCTGGTTATCAGGTATTCGATCATGATGATTCTAAGAGAATACTAAACTCATTAAACAACATTCCTGCTTACGCAAGTGGCGTTGGAACAAGTGGTGAAGCTGATAAGATTGTGAATAGGTTAAACGGACAACAACCTCAAAATTTACAAGGGGAAGCTGTCATTTACACAACAGTTATTAACCAGGTGAATGGCAGAGAGGTTAGTCGAGAAATCCATAAAGACATTACTGAGTTTCAAAATCGCGAGAAGGAAGTGAGGGATAGCTTTGCCACTTAAATCATTAACATTTAATAACATACGAAAACCATGGTTGCATTTATTACGTGGCAGAAGCAAGCCTCCTTTCGCTTCCATTTCACGCGATTTATTAACTGTACCAGGTATGGATGGAGCTTATTTGCAATCAAGCAGTATCCAACCGTTGATAATTAATCAGCCAGTTGGATTCACAGTAAGAGACGATAATCATGCACTACAGTTAAAAGACGAATTAGCTTCATGGTTAGTAACTGATGAATCTGTTGAATTACAATTTGATGATGAACCAGGACGGATCTATTATGCTGTTGTTCAGAATTCAATAGATGACTTTGAAAAGTTTGCTGAATTGCGAAACGGAACCATACAATTTTTATGCTTAGATCCTTATTCATACGGATCTGAACTCACAGAAGATTTTCTAGGTAATGATGTTGTCACAATTACAAACGGTGGAACTGCTGAAGCTGACCCCATATTTGAATTAGAGGTGCTAGCACCAATTACATTTGCGATGGTTTCGGATGGTGAAGAATACAACTTAATTGGTAGACCTGCAAAAGTAGATCAAGAAGTAATCGATACTAAAACGTTGTTATTGGAAGAACGAGGAGACACGCTTAGTACATGGGGAGCAACTCCTACTAATGTAGACGGTACGGTTGATGGTAATCTTGGTACAGATGGTGACGGTATAACAGTACCTTCTTACGGTACAAATACACCTGATTGGCATGGACCTGCTTTGCTTAAAGAGATCACACCAGCACAAGACTTTGAAGTTGAAATGCACTTGGAAGGTCGTACAACACAAGAAGATCAAACAGTACGTATTGAATTTTATGCATTTGATGAAGGCATGAATGAGTTAGGTAAGATGGCTGTCTTAGACAATAGCCCAAACGTACACACAAAAGTTGCTGAAGCACGACTTGGTGATAGGGCAACCGGTCAATATTTCATGAGTTCACGTAATTATGAACAACGTACCGAGTTTTGGTTTGGTATGGTTCGTATGAAGCGTGTAGGTAATAAAATTGAGTTTTATGTAACGCGAATAGACAACTCTAGCGATCATGTTGATTCGTTAAGAGAGGTATTTGTAGATAGAGCAAATAACTATGGTGGTCGGCTGCAATACATTCAAATCCACATTGGTAAATATGGCGATACCCCACGTGCATATGGGCCGAAAATAAACTATATTCGTGCGACTGGTTTAGCGCAAACAACCGTTGACCAAACACCATATATTGCTTATGCAGGTGATGTTATTAAGTTTGATCATAAAAATGACGAACTCTTGATAAATGGTGAAGACAGAAAAGATTTAAAAGACTTCGGTGCTCAATATTTCAAACTAGCAAAAGGTGACAATCAGATTGTTATGCATCCAAATAATGTATTTAATACCATTGCCCGTTACAGAGAGCGTTTTAAGTAGGAGGTGAACCGAATGTCAATTATCCATATTACAGATGGACAAAACGGTATCATAAAAGACGACATACCAGCCAAATATATAATAAGCAACATGCACCGACAATCGCTGAAAGACACGCTGGAAACGTTTAACTTTACTACATTTGCAGATAAACGCTTTTCACCACATTTAGGTAAGCAAAATCGAGTTATTATCCCTGGTGAGGATGGAGAGCTGAGAGAATTTGTCATCCAGGAATCAATTAAAACAATGGACAAACAAATGGAAGTCTATGCTTCAGCAACCTATCTACTACTTAAAAAAGCAAAAGTCATATATCCGCAAACATTGACAGGGCAAACGCCTTCTACTGCTATGGCACACGCGCTTGATGGAACGGGATGGCTTGCTGGAACTATTGAAGGTGGAGGCAGCCGAACTTTTAATATCGATACACATACAAATCCATACAGCCTTTTAAAGCGTATAGCAACTGATTTTGATTTGGAACTGCGATTCCGTGTAGTAACAGATGGCAACAGGGTTATTGGTAGATATGTTGATTTATTAGAACAGGTAGGGCAATGGCGAGGTCGAGAAGTCACGCTAGGTAAAGATTTACTTGGAATCAAACGAAAAGAAAAGACGGGTAATATCTATACCGCACTTGTTGGACTAGGTCCTGAACAAGAAGACGGTACACGGTTAGAAGTGACGGTTACAGATGAAGATGCGCTTCAAAGATGGGGTGAACCTGACAAAAACGGTGATTTACAGCATTTAATTGGTACGTATGAACCACAATCAACTGACCAAGATATGACCCTCAATAAATTAACTACGTTAACTGAAAGCGAACTTGAAAAACGTGTGAATGAAGTTGTGGAATATGAATCTGATATAGCTGACTTGGAACATGTACCGGGAATGGAAAATAAAAAGATCCGTTTTGGTGATACCATCAAAATAAAAGATACCAAGTTCAGCCCTCCACTTTATTTAGAAGCACGTGTCCATACACAAGACCGCAGCATTACTGATAAGTCAAAAAAGAAAGTTGTTTTGGGTGATTATACTGAATACACGGAAGAGGACGTTATGGCCTTATGGCGTAATCTGCGTAAGCAAGTCGCTTTTAAAATTGGGCAAACGGAATTGGCTGATTACACTTACACAAAGACCAGTATTGATGATAAAGACGGTGTGATATACACAGACAGTACTTCCTATGCCTTCAATCAAGCACAAAACGCTCAATCAAATGCTGAACAGTATGCTTATGATAATTATGAATCGGTTAAAAACACGGTAAATAATAATCGAGACATGTGGGATAAAGCAAGTGTGTTTAATGTAGACGGTACACTTAATGTAGGTTGGTTAAGTGGTCAATTAACTGATGATCAGATACAAAGCGCAGGTACCTGGAATGGACAAGGTACTTATATTGATGAGAATGGCGTTTATACTGGTGTTGTCGTAGCCAGTCAAATTGTCGCAGATTCATTAAGTGCTGTTAGTGCTAATTTAGGTGAAGTTACTGCAGGATCACTAACATCCAATACTACAATTGATGTGACAACAGATTTAAGCGTAGGTAAAACTATTTATATGGATAAAGCCGGGTTTTTGGACGGAAGGGATATTTACTATGGTGATGGAACCGTAGATGTTAGGTTTAGATTTGAAACTTCGGGTACTGATATTCATAACGTATATGTAGGTGGTACAGATGCCTATAGAGTTAGGTTAGCTCCTTATGGTTTCGTAGAAGTACTTAGTGACATAGATGTAGAAGGTACAGGATATTTCAGAGTAGCCTCCAACCCGGCATCCGGACAACCATTATTCCAAGTTTTAAGTTCAGGAGCTTCCGAACGTTTACGAGTAGAGCATAACGGTACAACATCGACTACAAATAATTTTCATGCAGATGGAAATTTAAGCATAGGAGGGAGTCTTTCCGGCACATTGAGTGGTGGCACACTTAGACCGGGTAACATATTCGCAACCGGCACGGTGCGGTCAGACGGAAACGGACTTTACAGTAATAATGCAGGACGTTTTTACAATAGCGGTGATGGTATAACCTATCTTCAAGGTGACGATGAAATTCGGGCAACACATTACTTATCCAGTACATTAGCACCTATTCGAGCGTCTGACCATTGGACGGGTTCATTAGAGGAAAACAAGCAGGATATCGTTGTATGGCAAGAAAGTGCATTAGATTTAATAAACAATTCTACTATACACGAATACAGGCTAATAAGTGATGTTGAAGCAGGAAAAGATATCCTGAGACAAGGTTTGGTAATTGGCTATGGGTACGCTACGCCAGCAAAAATTATAGCGCCAGATGGTGAAGCTGTATCACAGTATGGTATGAGTAGTTGGGCATGGAAAGCGATTCAAGAAATATCAACGCTTTATTATGGCCATGATGAACGTATTAACTATCTTGAAATGTCTGATGAGTTGCGAAAAGCTGAAATAAAAGATTTAAAAGCACGTGTAGAACAATTGGAGGGTGCAGCATAATGAAAATAAAAATTGAAAACGGGAAACTAGGGCAGGCAATGAGCCTGTTTTTTGATTTGTCTTTAAAAGGTAAACAATCAAGGCATCGCACTAGGTTTATTAAGTTACTGAATGATCGATTAAAAGAAGTTGCAGAACAGGAAAAAGAATTATTAAAAGAACATTGTAACCTGGACGATGAAGGTGAACCAAAGAAGATTAAAAATGACACTGAATGGGATGTCATAGATAAAGATGCATTCAAAAAAGATATGAAGGAACTGCATGAGGAAGAGTTAATCATTGAGGGTGGTGATGCTCAGGGAATGCTCAAGACTGTTAAAACAGTAGTATTGGATTGTGACAAAGAATTTAGTGGCCAAGAAGCATACACGTATGATTATCTATGTGAACAGTTTGAAATCGATGAGGAGGAAAGTAAATGATTCAAAACATGGAAATAAAAGTGAGTAATGTCCAGTTTGTTACCGTCAAAAATGTTGGTGCGGCTACTGGTGAAGAGCAAAGGGTACATGTTCGTTTCCAGGGTATAGACAGTGAAAAGGAAATTAACATCAACGGTTATGTACCAGCGACGGTTGAAGAATATGAGACTAATTCATCAATGGATGGATTGAGTACTTTGGTTAAGAAAAGGCTTATAGAACGATTAGAGGCATAAACTAAACGCTAAGTAAGGAGTTTTTTGGTTGAAACTTAACACTAAATTTATATTTTATTAACTGGTGGTTAACATTAGTCCTGTAAGATAAAACAGTACACACAAATACAGGAACGGGGTGATTGTTTGCTTAGTAAAATTCTAGGTCTATTTAGCACTCACGATGAAGATATTAATGTATTTGATGAGTTTGGAGAAAAGGAAGAGTTTTTTGAACAAATTGCAAATGAAGGAGAAGAATATTTGGATCCATGGTTAGATGGTTTCTACTAAATAACACGTCCTATGAGGGCGTATTTTTTATGTAGAAAAAAGTATTCACGATAGTCCAACTTAATGTTAGAGGTTGTTGAAATTTATATGTTTTATGTCGCAATGTTAGGGGGTCAGTATGAGTGAAAACAAGGAAGTGGAGGCTGTGGAAAAATATTATGCACTAATGATGGAGTTGAAGATATCGATTACGGAACTTGCAGGGAAAATTGACAACTTAACTGATATGAAAGAGACGTTAGTTGAAACAAAAAAGGTAGCAGATTCTGCAAATAACCGTTCTACTGAAAACGAAAAAGATATTAATGACTTGCAAACAAAAGTTAGTACAAAAGCTAATAAGGAAGATGTTGAAAGGATTGTAAAAGAAAAGGACAACTGGAAACGAAACTTACCAGCATGGGTAGCGGCGATTATAGCAATCGTCGCTTTGTTATTGCCATATGTTAATTAAATTTTTTAAGGAGGAATTTATTATGAAAAACAAAGCAAAAGATTTATCAATACTAATTGTGGGGTTCCTATCAACATTAATGGGATTTTTAGCAACGCTTAATATTAAATTTGAATGGTTAACGGAACAAAGCATCAATGCATTTGGTGCTTTTTTTGTTGCAGCTGCGATGCTTGGTAGTGGAGTTTATGCAGTATGGAAAAACACGTATGTAAGTAAGAATGCAGGGTTACAAAAGAAAGCATTACAATCTCAAAAATTAATAAAAAAATAAGAGGAGTTTTATTATGACAACATTTATTAATCCAACAGATACCAAAAGAGTAACAAGTGATTTCAGGACAAGCCACAGACCAGATCATAATGGTACTGATTTTGCAGATGGCGGTTATCATCCTATTTACGCTGCAGCTGCTGGTAAAGTAAGACGTTCATATTTATCAAGTTCATATGGTGAATGTATTATGATTGAACACAATATTGGCGGTGACGTTTGGGAAACAGTATATGCTCATATGCAAAGCGGTACACGTAGGGTTAATGTCGGAGATCATGTTAAGCAGGGTGAACAGATTGGTGTCATGGGTAATACCGGACATTCAACTGGTCAGCATCTTCATTTCGAATTGCATAAAGATGGCAACTGGAACATTGATAAAACGAATGCTGTGGATCCTTTAGATTATATTGGAAAAGATTTGTTTCCAAGTAAATCTACAAGTAAACATGGAATCGTTCCTTATCCAGGGCATTATATCGGACAAGAGTATGTAGATACTGGTATTGACGTAGAACGTATTCAACGAGCTGTCGGTGTTAAGCCTGATGGTATTTATGGGCCTATTACAGAAGCAGGAGTTCGAGATTATCAGCGTAGGCATGGTTTACAGGTTGACGGTATTGTTGGACCTGAAACTTGGAATGTAATGTTTTAAGTAAGGAATTTAATCAATAAAATAAGAAAACTATTTAATTGTTAGGTGGTAGGCAGACCACTTCCAACGTCGGTGCGGAAACACTTGTTGGATAAACTAAAGCCAAAAGAAAAAGACCCCTTCACAAATGAAGAGGCAAAGCGGAAGTTGAGGGGGAGAATGAACGCCCACTTCCGTGAGTTATTATTTACAGTTTAAGTAATAATATACAAAAACCCCATCGATTAAGATGAGGCTAGGTCGGTGAAAATATGAAGAGAGGTATGTGCCATCTTTGACCTATAAATTTTATATTTACCAAGTATAGTTAAATTATACAAGTAACCCTCTACCATAATTGGTGGAGGGTATGTTTATATTCACTTCTTGATCCTATATTTTTGAAATCTTTCCTCGACAAAACCTATTTGTATTAAATTATTTATATTTTCTCTTACTTGTCCATCATTAGTCACTTCTTTAATTTCTATTGTTTGAGGGTAATTCTTATCAAGTTCAACCAGGATGCCAACTTCAATTAAGGTAAGATTATTTTCCTGGGCCACTTCTAATATGTTTTTCATATTATCATCCTCTCTTGTTGGATTATATTGACTACAGAAAATTTTACCAAAGATTAGGGTGAAATAAAAAGCCATAGTACTAGACTATAGCTGAAACTAACAATTTAAGTATGGCCTCATCTATTAAAGATGGGGTTGTAAACCTTTTAGTGGCCCCATTACATCCCGGACTTGCTCGATATGTTTGACGCCAAACTCCTGTTTAACCTTCTTAATTATATCCAGTGTTAGTCCTCTATTACCTGTTTCAATCTTTGCCACTAGTGACCGGCTTACTTCAATTTTGGCTGCCATTTCGTATTGTGATAATCGGTTTAACTTTCGTATATTCTTAAATAAATGACGATCCAT